ATCAAATCATTTTCCTGGTCAGACAAAGACATACTATACCCTCGAACTATACATTAAGCCTGAATCATATCCTCTAAAAGAGAGCATGATTCTTCAGCTCTAAGTCCTTCCAGTATAGCTATCCTATGTAGCCGTGGATCATGGAGGAAATGTCGGTTGCGACCAGTAAAATATTGCTTTGTAGTCAGTACTTTCCGCATATCTCGACACATCTTCCAAGTTGCCAAGGTGCCGTCTGGAGCATAAGACCATTTTGAACAAAACTCAACCTCATAGAACTTACCAACGTCTATTTCGGGTATGCACTAACCTAATCCAATGTGTTATGGAGTAGGTGTAGTTGCAGACAAATTTCTGATGGCAAGTTGTATCTTGGATGAGAGCTCAGGCTTGCACCAAACAACAACGTCGTCTCCGGATGCGATCACACATATCCCATCATCGTCCCAAGGACTCTTAGATATCCCAGCTGACCATATATAATAATACATGTAAGCCAAGGACCGAAGAGCGTTTCCCAATGTGGTTTTTGTGGATAGTCCGGAGAAGGTGGTACCCTCTAGGGCCAGAGCAATGTAATCTTTTTCAGGCTCATCCGTTTTTATTTTCTAAGTCTACCTGAAAAGCTTTTTGGTCTTCTGGCACCATTATGGAGCATCTACCCCTGGAATGTTAGCAAACAGTGTGTTGACTGGTGCAGTAAGTGCCCTCATCAGACTCTTATGTGCTTTATCAACAGATCGTTTGCTACCAAGGCGGGTGATATTGTTGTGGAGAAGTTCTCTAATTTAGGGGGATATACGCTTGAAAAATTTATGATCAACGATATCCATCATTGGCCTAAATTAAGAAGAGTCAAAGGATTTTCCATCAATAGAGATGGAAACCCAGTCAGACTTTATCTTTGAGGAGACATGGGAGACAATCTCAGAGCTGTTCATTCCGTGAATGAAGCCGAAGATGTACTTCTTTAATGGCTTCCAAAGAACAGATTGGAGTGCCTGCATGATGCCGAAACCCTGATTTGCTGGACCCATAATAGCCCTAGGTCGTGAGCTTTGCTTGTCCAAATAACCAGCGGCGTCATATTCCAGTTCATCACTCGAGAAATAGCTCTCTCCACTCTTCACAAACATCATAAAGGAACCAATAGGATCAATGTATGAGTCATTAACTAAATAGTCGAAAATATTATCTTCATACATTCTGACTTTCTCTTTGGAGAAAGAAGATTGATTAGAGGGGTAGCTGAGAAGTTGAGAGTGAGTATCAATCTCACGAGCTAAATCAGGAATGAAAGAGTCAAACCACTCATTAACCATCTTATCAAAGGGTTACAAATGCCTGTGATCATATGATTACTTGGCACCTATCTACCTAGTGATAGCACAGATGAGGTTTGATAAACTCTTATGGCTCCATTGGAACTCAGTGATTTTCATACCCAGCCATGTGAAGATGTCTGAACCTGTCTGCAGGGCAAACTTACTCTCATCGAAGTCCTGAGCTGGAACTAATCGATTCTTATGAATCACCATCAGCTCGTCTTCGTATCTCTTAGCAATCTAGGAAATGGCATCTAGTTACTATGCGTTTTGCTCTCTATACTCCAGTGGGTCGACCACTGGGTTTAGGTACAACTTACTTCGATCAACCTTCTTATGCATGAAATATGAAGACTGTGGGACAACATCTTCATGCATTGGAAGGATTGATGTCTTCACTCGGGACTCCGATTTTTGTCTCGGCCGAGTTTGGAAGACTCTCTTGAGATCCTCATCTCGGAAGCAGGAATTTATGGTATCTTAGGCATCCATTAGGACATCTTAACCACCTATAGAATATAAGTCATCTGCCTCTAATGCTCCACAGAAGATCTATGAAG